ACTAAGTAATCAACAGTTGCGCTAAATCCAGATGGGACAACAAACGACGATGAAGATGTGAATGTGTGGATTCGATAGCCACCAGATGTCGTAATCGTTCCACCAGTAGGCACATTTCTTCGCGGAGTAACGCCAAGCGACGAGAGATTAGATAGTGATCCGAACATATCAGTACTCGATTATCGTTGCCGTGCCATCACCGAGCGCAAGAATCGAAAGCGATAACGCCCCGTCCTTCACGCCGTAGTGCCGGACAGTCCCGCCGCCCCCGCGGTGATGCGCATTCGATGCCGTGCAATCCGCTTCGTCAGTGGCAGTCAGCCGCCTGATACGGATATCGTTGTCACCGGCGTGGATCTCGACAAACGAGCATCCGGTAGCAAGCGTATGCGTAATCGCAGTCGTCGACACATCCACCTCCGTATATGCGAGCGGGTCGCTTGATGGGATAATCTGGAGCGGGGCGTTGACGCGCATCTGGCCGGTGCCGGCAAGCTCGCCATATTCCATTGTGTGCATTGTAGGCATTACTTCGCCCTCCTTGTAGTGCGTTTAGCAGGTTTGTCCTCTGCGGGAGCGCCTGCGGCTTCACCAGCAGGAGCGTCTTCGACTACGGGCACAAGCTCCGCCTTGTTGATGGCGGAAGCGTACTTCTCGTCGATCGTGGCGATTTCGCCAGGCACGCACATTACGTCACCGACCCAGTGCAGACGTGCGGATACATTTTTTACTTTCATAGCTCCATATTTTAGTTGCTGGTTCTTTTGAGAATATACACCGCCATCACGAAAGGTACAAACGCAAGAAGGGGCCGAAGCCCCTCCTGTATGCGATGCGTGCGCGATGGCTTAGATGCCGTCAGCGTAGGCGAGGGAGAGCGGGTAGGCGCAGATGAACCCAGCGAAGCGGGACTCACAAGCGATCTCGAACTCCAGACCCTTCTGGACGGGTGCGTACTGGCGGAACATCATCGGGATGTCGATCCAGAAGTTATCCTCCATCACCTCTGCGGCGTACATCCTGTCGGCAGACGATGCACCAGCACCGTCGAGCTCAACGACCGGCGAGAAAATAACGCCAGGGTTGGCCTGCTGCAGGAAGCCAAGGATGGTGGTATCCGATGCGGTGCTGTTCTGCGTGGTCGCGATGAGCGTGTACTGCTCGATCGGGAGCCACACTGCGCTGGCGCGGTGGATGCCTTTGCTCTGCGAGACGACCTTGTTGATCACGCTGTTGACGTCGCGGACGATCTGCGCAGCAGTCTTTGTCGAGAAAGCCTTGCTGTCGCCAGTACCATCAGCGGCAAGTGTGACCGAAGGGATGTTCGAGTTGCTGATCAGTCCAGTGACGCCGTTATCTGCGTCTCCAGCGAAAGCCAGAGCGTTGATCTCTTCGTCATGAGACCTCATTGCAGCAGTAGCTTTGCGTGTCGGGAGATTGACGCCTGCAAAGATAGCAGAGCGGATTTCCTGAGTGCTGTAGCCGTAAGCGTTGCCGATCGAACGGATCTGAGCGGTGAACTCCTTGCCCTTGACGTCGGCGCGGGGGAGATCGTTGCTATAGTTGGCGATCACTTTAGCCATACCGACGGTGTCGTACTGGCGGTAGGTGACGGTTGAGGCTCCTTCCGGAGTCTCGGTAGAAACCGGCATCAGCGCAAGAGCGTTAAGCTGCGGGCGCTTGACGTCGTATGTCTTAGCCTTGATAGCCTCAAGCTGGCGCGCGAAGTACAGAGACTCGTTAGCGTCGAAACGACCGCTGGCTTCGATTGCGCGCAGGTCGGCGGCGTCGTAATTCATTTTTTCCATGTTACTTTACCTCCACGAGTGCGAGTCCGGCAGCCGAAGTCGCGGTTATAAAAACAACACTAATCTTCACGAAGGCCTCAATGCCTGATGCGACAGATGCGTCAGTGAGTGTGCCGTCAGCGACGGTCATGTTTGCAGTTGCGCCAGCAACGACAGCGTCCGATGTCATAACCCACATGCGACCCTGGGTGAGGACAGGGACGGTTTCGGTTGCGTCGAAAGTGACTGCGCCGGCAGATGTCTGCTCGATAGTCTGATCAAGCAGCGAGAAGCCGATGCAAGTTGCTCCAGCTGTGGCCTTCTTGACCTCTTTTTCCGGGTCAGTGCCGAGCTTGACGGGGTAGCCGATAGCGATAGCCTCTTCAGCCGCATAGCTGCGAACCGAGCGAGGACCGACACCATCAAGTATACCTGCGACAGATGCGGCGCCGTAAAGCGATACGGTAGTCTGTGACATTTTACTTGTTCTCCTTTTTTCCGAGATTGTTCATGAAATTCTTGTAGCTTGCGCGCGACCCTTTAACGTCATCGTCAGTAGCAGAGATAGCGTCTTTGCGCTGGCCGGCGATCGCGGGGGCGGCCAGGTCGGCAGACATATCGAATGCGGCGTCGATGTACTCGTCACTCTTGCCTTCGAGGTCAGCATCCTTGCGAACTGTCATAATGCACGCGACCTTTACGGTTTTGTCATCGAGCCCGTCGCACTTCACTCCGAACTTCTCAGCCTTGGCTTCAAGCCCAGCGCGGTGCTTAACTTCAGCGCGTGCGGTCTCGATTGCGTCGGCCTTGATCTGCTCGATCTTCTCGACCTCAGCTTTAAGCGTGTCGCGCTCAGCAGTGACTGAATCCAGCCTCTTGCCAGCCTCGACGATCTCAGCCTTGATAGCGTCGAAATCGGCACGCAGCTTCTCATGCGCGACAACAACTTCGGGTGCGGCCTCATACTCGATGCCGCTGTCCAGTTTGATTTTATCCATTTTCGTTTCTGTTTCGTTATAAAGTACTGCATCTTCTTTGTCGAGATTCAGCCTCGCCACTCCAGCCCTACCACTCCGCACGAGCGCCAGGTGATTGACGCGGATATTCCTCTGGATGGCGTCGTACTGCTGCCCTTCCCACTCTCCTGCGACCGGCTCGATATCTACAGTATAGCCGAGCGACAGCTCCCGCTTCCCGCCCTTCTGCACTTTATCGATCACCGTCGCGTCGTAAATAATCACTGGCGCCGTCACGACACCGTCGCCTCGCTGGCCACATCCCTGCATCACACCAACCATCAAGCTCTTCGCATTCGCCGCTGACACCTTTTCTGCCGGATGGTCGTCAGTGACCGGTTTCCCAGCGAAAGAGGCGAGCGACTCGTAATCGTACACCTCTTCAGGCAGTCTCAGTTCTCTAAGGATCGTCCCGTCAGGCTGCCGATACTCCTGTATACCGACACGACCGACAACTGGCTCATCGACGAGATATCCCTCATCAGTCAGCGCGGCCTTAATCGTGGCCCTGTCGTATCTTGATACAGTTTTCATACTCTACAATACGAAATCGCCAAACATGTTGCAAACTGCGTCATTCTTCCGGCCATACAGCCTCGGACCTACATCGGCATCTCACTGGCGTACCAGGGTGTCCGTCGCTTGGCGGGTTGTCCCACCGGTACCTTACGCCATCTCTCTCTGCGTGCGCAGGGCGAACCCGCGAATCATTGACCGTGCGCCAGATGTACTCTTCGACACCGACAGACTTCAGCCGCTCCCGCGTCAATGCGGCGTTAGCCTTGAGCGTCTGGTCCTGCGCAATCAGCTTTGCGCGACTTTTAGTCACACCGAACCGGCTGACGATATCGGCCTGTATCTGCTTGACGGACATCCCGTTAGTCACGCCTCTATCGATAATCCCGCGCAGGTCTCCGTGTAGCTTCTCCGGAATTGACTTTATGAGAGCGGTGTTCTCACCCACCCACGCATTTTTGAGCGTGGCAAGGTATGGCTCGTCCCGGTATACATTTACGCCGAGCGCCCGCATCATCGCTGTGGCGTCTTTCCCTGTATCGGGGAGTTGGATCCCCGTGTTCGCTTTGACGATCATCTTAAACTGGCCGTCGTTGAATGCACTCACCGCTTCGAACCGTCCAGGCAACGCACTGAAAATGACGGCTGACCGCTGAGACGCCATCGCTTCAAGCTCAATAAGCAACTCCGCGAGCGTGTCAACCCACGAGTCGCCGCGCATATTGGCATCGTGCTCGTCGATCAGTGGCCGCAGGCTTGGTATGACGACCTTGCGGACATCGGCAGCCAGCCCTTTTGCGAAGGCGACAAGCAGCCGGACGTACTCGCGCTCCTGCGATGCCGGCTCGTTAAACAGTTTCTTCTTCGCCATACTCAAGGTCTATGTCGTCAATTTTGTACCCTTCGTCCTTCAGCATTGCTCGCACTTCTGACGGGTCGAGAGCGCCCATCGAGTTATATGTGGCGCGTGTGTCGGCCTTGATCTTGTCCGCCTCAGCCTGTTCTTTGTCGCTCGGAACCCATAGCGGTAGGAACTTTATCAGGTAATCATCTGTATACTGTCCCTGCATCTTGAGTATGAGCGACACGATGCGATCAATTGCCGGCAGCAACCGAGTCTCCTGCTCCTGCCCAATCCTCGCGTACCACTGCTCCAGGTCGGACGCTCCTGTCGAGTTCATTCCTGCCTGTTGCCGCCCGTGCAGAAGGCTCTCTGGGATGCGCGAGACAGCCGCAAGCGCAAGACCGACCCTGTCGAGTATGTCCGCCACGCCAGACAGCGGAGTTGACTTCAGCTCGTAGGTCTCGGCGGCGTCGATTACGACCGTGTTGTTTACGCTCCGTACCATGTCGACGATCTCGACTCGCTTGGCGACCATCGCCGGCCCGCCGGACTGTCTCAGCAGATCAGAGAGTCCAGGTATTCCATGCACGCCCTGCTGCGCCCTCTCAAGCAGCGAGTTAGCGAGACCCTGTGCAAGCCCCTGCCGTACAAGCTCGGAGTAGCACCGGTTCACAACACTGCCACCCCACCCGTCGTTGTACTCGCGCATATCGTCCGGTACAGGCAGGCCGTCGATACGGATACATCGTGACTCATGCACTGTATATGGAGCGCCATTTGCCGGGCTGATCTGGTATACCTCGATCTCGCCATACCGATTGTCAGCAGGATCCTCGTACCTCTTCAGCCGTGTAGCGTGCCAGCGGTCGTATACTCTGAGCTGGTCGATAACCTTGATGCGATCCTCTCGCAGCGGGTCCGTCAGTTTGCCGCCGTCATCGATCAGCATAACAACAAGAGCTCCACCGAACAGATATGACCACCGCAGCGCGTCCGCCATCTTCGGCAGGAGCTTCAATCCTTCAGTCTCAGCCTCTACTGCTCGCTCGTCGTCAACGCCCTCGATCCTGTACCCCGCACGGACCATCTCTGCAGCCGGGATATCGACGATCTTTGCTGCGTATCCGTCGGCGGTGTACAAGTTCCCGAGCGATATCGGGTCAAGAATAGTAGGGGCAGCGGCCTTTGTTGCGCTCGTCCTGTCCCTCGATGTACCGACGGAGAGGAACGCGTTCTCGTATGCGCCGTCCTGCGTAAGCGGATTGATAATACTCATAGTGTGGTTCCGGTTTTTCGTCAATATAGCTCTTTCAAATCAGCGCTCCAATATCGTAACCGCCGCCGCCGAGCATATCCTTGACAGCGTCAATCAGTGTGTCGACCTGGTCATCATGCGCGTGACTATCATCAGCCGAGAACGCCTCGCACTCGCCGACAAAATCAGATGTCCACGGGGCCGTATCCGGAAGCATGACGTACCCGCTCTCCATCTGCCCCGCAACATCCATCAGGCGCATCAGCTTGT